GGCGAGGTACGCAGCATCGGCGCAATCGGAATCATTGCGGTACCCGTTGAAGTACTGGTCACATCAGCAGTAACCATCTTCAGCTCGTCGTTTACGGTAAGATAATCTCCGATGCGCAGCACGAGCTTGCCGGGCGTCCAGCCTTTACTGCTGAGCTGGGTCCCCGTCTGGTTCGCATCCTGCACCACCGGGTTTCCGGCTGGCGTTCTCCCCTCGCGTCCCCAGTCGCGAATTTTTACCCTGCCGTATTCACCATCGAGATCGGCCACCAGCGCATCGATACGCCGGGATTTATCGTCGGTGAGGTTGTTAAACGTCAGGGAGCAGGTCCACCGGGTACCGGGGAAGCGAACGGTCTGTGAGGCACCGTTAAAGGGAGAGCGAAATGTTTTGGTGTTACTTTCCGTTCGCCATGTCAGGGTCGACGGGCATACATCAGCAGGCCATTCAAGCGCAGCCATTCTTATTCACTCCTTATTAAACGCCAAGCAGTCGCCTGCCCTGCCCGTTGGTCTGGAAATCACTCAGCATGTCCTGACGGGCCTGCTTCGCGCCATCTCTGGCCCCCTTAGCGGCTGCCTGCTCCATCGCCTGCTTAAGCGCGGCATCGCCATTACCGGAAATCGTGAAATGCTGCTGAATGGTCTGTTGAATGCTATTCCCTCCCGCGCTAACGGATGAGACAGCATCATCTACCATTCGGACGCCGAGAGAGCCGTCTGCGGTTCTGGTTAGCGGCATGATCGCCTCTGGCCCAGCTTCACCCATCAAACCAGCACCTTTAGCGAAGGCGAACATCGTAGGGCTGTTGACAACTCCATTGCGGAATTTGCTCAGATCAGGGGAATCATAAACCCCGCCCTTTGCGTTCAGGGTTAAACCGGCAGCAGCCGAATCGTAGGCACCAGATGGTGTACTGCCACCAGAAGACTGACCTCCAAACAGCCCGCCAAGCGAGCCGAAAAGCCCGCTATTTCCGGCGGACTTGAGGCTGTTCACCAGGATGGCCCTAAGCAGAACTTTTTGAAGTTCGCTCAGTACACTGTTGGCCCAGTCCGCCCAGTCCGCTTTATTCCCGTTGAGTGCATCCGCCATGTTGTCAACTAACCCGTCCAGGGTGTTTCCCACAAGATCCGATACCTGACTGTAATAATCACTGGAAGTATCAACCCAGTTTGCCAGCCCATTTTTAGCACCAGCAATCCAGTCACCTTCAAGCTCATCCCGTTTTTCGTAGTGATCTTCCAGCAAACTAAGTCGCTGTTGCAAAGCGTCGTTAAGCGCAGCAGTTTCCTGATCGTAAACATTCTGGCTTATTTCATTACTCTGTCGACGCTTTTGCAGGTCACTTTGTTGGTCAATGAATTCACGCTCAATGTCGAGGCGCTCGCGCAGACGTTCACGCTCTTTATCACCCAAACCCGCCCCAGCTATTTCTGCATTCATTGAAGCTGCTGCGTTAGCGCTCTGGGCCTGGAGTGTTGCTACAAATTCTGCGACTTTTAAGTTTTCCTCATTGGCCTTTTTAACAGAATTGAGACGATCGACTTCAGTTGCGAGCTGTTCGAGACGCTTCTTCTGTGTTTCATTAAGTCCAGCAAGCTTGCCGTCCGCAATATCAAACTGAAGCTTTTGTTGCTCAGTGACTTCTGTGCTCTTCTTTCCGGTGGTATCGATCAGAGCAATTTGTCGAAGATAACTCGTCTCCATCGATTTAAACGAAGACTCAAGCTTTTTGAGGGTTGAATCACGTTTTGTCTTCCCGTTTGTTTCGTCTTTATCAAGCGCATAGCCGGTCCCTACTGTTGCAAGCTGGACTGGCAGTGTTGATTTTGGCTGATTTTCGTTCCTAAGCTTTTCACGTATTGATAATAGTTTTGCCAGCTCGTCATTGAGAGCTTTTACACTATCGTCTCCACCAGTGAACCACGCAAAGAATGACTTATCTTGGCTATAGTTATCATTCCTGTTTTCAAGCATTTTCTGAAGATATGCAATCCGTTCCTCTACATCTCCTTGATCGTTGATATCTATTTTACCGCTTAGGGCTGCAAACCTATTTCCAGTCAACGATGCTATTTCGCCAAGTTTAGCCGCTATGGTAACTAACCACCCTGCCAATTTAGCGGCTTCACTTACCAAATCAATTAGACCAGAAATAACTTTAGGATCAGTTAGTACATCCCTAACCTTATTAAATGATGTTGTTAATTCAGTTAAATCTACTTTTGCTAGACCCGAAGCAATCTCCATCTTGAGACCTTTTACCTGGGCCTCTATATCCTCAAAGATATTATTAACCTTAATTAGATCCTCTATAGATGAGGGATCAGGAGCAACCCCATAGTCTTTAGCCAACGCAAGGAATTGCCGCAACTTATCATTATTGTTATCAAAGAGAGGTAGAAGTTTTGATAGGTCGTTACCTAGACTCTCTAGAATGGTGGTTTTTTCGGCGTTGGTGTTGATTTTACTGAGAGCATCACCAATCGCCATCAATTGCATCTTATCGCCAATATCTTTGAAGATATCAGCCATTTGATCCCCAGAAACGCCTGCTTTCTCAGCTGCAAATTGCCATGCTAAAAGATTTTGGGTCGAAATGTTAAGGGACTTTGCCCAGCGGTCTGTTTCAGCAATTTGTTTGGACGTGCTTTTAAGTAACTGGAATCCAGCAGCCCCTACACCCAATGCAGCAGATGCAGCAGCGGCACCTGTAGCTGCCAGTGCGAGGCTTGTTTTCTTCGCATCGTCCTGAACCTGTTTACTCCATTGAGCGGATGCTCTTTCAGCCTTATCCATCCCTGATACAAAACCGCCTGTCTTTGCGATCAGGTCAAGAGTGAGCGTTCCGAGGGATTTACCAGCCATACTAGCACCTGTACTTGTTATGAATTATGATAAACTTACAAAATTATATTCATTCGGTAGAAACGTTAAGATTTCCCTAAGGGAGCATGAAAATGAAATCAAATATTTATTTACTAATTAAATCACTAATACAAGGATTTTATAAAGGGAGCATATTAACCTTTTGCCTGTGGTCGATAATAATATCATACTCGCACCTATCAAACCCGTACTTACTATCCATTATATTTAACGGGGTAATAAATTATAAGATTGAAACATTCAATATATTAACATCCATGGGCAATAAATTATTAACGTCATATATTGTTGTGACATTAATTACAATGCTTTTGTCAGCAGTTGATAATTTTATCGTTAGGAAAAATAAGTAATTACCGAATTCACAAACACCTAAGGGATAGAATTCATCTCTTAGGTGTTCAACCCCAAGTGCGCATCGCCTCTTCAAGTTTGATCGGCTCCTTTGGAGCCTCGCGCTCTACAGCTGCAATGTGAGGGGCGAAAACAGCAATGCTGAAGGCAGGGGTGTTTTTGGAACGGTTTACGTTTGCCAGCACAGAAGAAACCAGCGCCGCACCCCACTCTGTTCGCATCATCGGGTTCAGATTGCCGTACTTCTGTCGGTACTGAATCCAATGCTGGAACTCGCGGAAGCTGAGGCGTTCTTTTGCCTCAGCGATAGTGCGGCCACCTATCCCGTTAAGGACTAGTTCGCACCAGATTTCGTCTTCTGCACTGAGTCCGTCTTTCCCAGATCGTTAACTTCCTGAATAGCCACCAGCAGCGCCACCGTCAGGCCACCATCCAGCGCGCCACGGTCTGGATCGGCCTCTCCGGTAACATCGGCAACCGTAAACACCTGATGGCCATGCTCATCGCAAATTGACGCTGCGATACGCCCAGCAACACCATCAATACGGCCCAGACCAGCAAGCACATCTGAAGTGGCAGTGTGATAGCCAAGAGGACGGATATACGTTGTCGCTGTATGTTCCTTACCATCCTGTGATTTCCAGGTGATTTCTTTTTCCACCGGGCGGCCGGTAAACGCTCCTGTTTCTTTCAGGGTGTCGAGTGTTAGTTTCATTTATCTTTCCTGATATTGTTTGTTGAAACGCGGGGATTCACCCCCGCCAGTGATTAGCTGCCAGACTGCGCTTTCGGAATCCATGCTCCTTGCCCGGAACGCTGGATAGTGGCAGAAGTCTGCACGACCGTGTTTCCCTGAAAGTCGAACGGGAAGTCTGAAACGTATCCCTTGAATACGTACCAGGTTCGATCGGGAGGAAGCACCAGGCCATCTACAGCACCCGGACCAGTTCCCGCTGTCGGCTCCGATTCGCCGTCAGACCAGCCGATAGCAAACGTTACGTCGCTCTGGTCGTTTGACTCTGCCATGTTGCTGAGCATCAGGTGGCTGGCGTTAGCAGGATCTGCGTTAAGCGTGGCCGTTGCCTGCCCGGGTGTTCGCAATCCCTTTTTATATTTTCGGGTGTTACGTTCGCTCAGGCAGGTGTCATCAATCTGATCTGCCGGGCTTCCGCCTGGTGAAAATGCAGTGATGCATTCAATTTCGCTCACGACACCATTCGCGAGCACGTACAACTGTGTACCTTGAGTCACTACTGACATGGTTATCTCCGGGTATAAAAAAACCGGCTGCGCCGGTGTGATATGGAAGGTTGGTTTATCGTTTGACGAGCCAGTCGACGTCGAAGGAATAACGGTACTTCATGGTACTGGGTTCCAGCTCCTGCGTACCCCATCTGGTGATTATTGCGTTGCCTTCGATCGCATCGCGAAGCGCCCGCGCAACCGTGATGACTTCAGTATCAGTATCAGCGTAAACGTCAATCTGAACAGAAAATCGGTCTATATCGGGGCGCTGTTTCAGGTATTTTTGTGGATCACCGTCAATGTTCTGCCAGACTGCATAGGGATAGACAACTTCATCAAAATGCCTGCCGAAGGGGTACAGCCTTACGGGAGATTCTCCCAGCAGGGACCGAACCTCCTGGCTGGCGGAGCAGACTTTAAAAACAGGCGCCATCATGCTTTGGTCCCCTTTTTTACTGCCTGCCTGATCGCACGATCGATAGCTTTTTCCATTTCTTCCGCAAAAACGTTAATAACAGGGCCATCGATACCGTTCATCGCGGGGCGGATGATAGGTCGTGCTGCTGCATGCACCGTTCCGAATTCAAGCATTCGCCAGTACCAGGTGTCGCCACCGGGATTACCTTTGTCGCCTGCTGTTTTGTAGGTTCCACCGGCTCGCCCCTTTCT